CATCTTGAGCAAACCCCGCACGAAATATTCGACGTGGTGGTCTAGGGCGTCCTCGCACTGCTCGATCGTCCAGATGGTCCCAGGATTGATTTCTGGGCCCGTAGCACCCCATCCTATGGTCCAAGGATGGCCACGAGTCCCAGGGTCGGGATAAGCTGTTACACGGCCATCAGGCAAACGCTTTGCCAGCCCTTCAAAGGGCTTGATCAGTACATCCTTGCAAAGCTTCTTAGCCTCATTCACTGGACTTCTCTTTGATCAATCGGTTGACATGTTCCCAAAGCGCGTGGATTTGCCTGTCGTGGTCCTTCTCAAGGTAATCAAGCCGAGTCTTAATGGTCACGGCATAAACGGCCACGCCAACAAGCGCAACCCCCAAGAACCAAACCCTTGCGAGGGAATCGATCAAGGCTTCCACGACTACCCACCTTTGTTGTACTTCTCAATCGATCGTCCTACAAACCAGAACGTAAGCATCATGTTCAGCATGGCGAAATCATCCTCGTCGTAGGACTTGGCCAAGACCTCGGCCCAGTTCGCGTTGGTCTGGAAGGCAATCGTTAGGCCAGCAGCTTTGACAGCCACGTATACGCCAAATGCAATCCAAGTAAGACCGGGGCGGGTAATAGCAGTGATAAAAGAAGCAAGCCAGCCAGCCTCTTTTGCCGTTTGGGCTTGCTCCTTAAAAGCCTCCTTAATCGTGTCCATTTGCGAGATCGAGTAGTCCACATACTTTTCCTCCATCTTGAACTCGCCCCTCATTTTTTCGAGGTCGGTTTGAAGTTGGAACATGGATAACTCATGAGCGCGTTCGTTCTTTTTGTCCAAAAACTTCAGGACTTCAGGGGCAAGCCTGAACAAACCGCCGAAGATGGAGCCCAGAAGGCCGCCGCCAAGTAGTTCAAACATGATTACCCTTAGCAGTTACGATGTCAGCGCCCTTCTTGACTGTTACTTTGCTGCCCTCAACATCCACTTGCATAGGCGGCTCGGCACGGTCCAACTTGTCCAGGCGGGTGATAAGGTCCTTGATGACCTCGAACTCGGGTTTTTCCTGCTTTGGCGCGGTTCCGGCAATACCGTTAAGCATTTGGATCAAGGCTGTCAACGAAGCGCCTAGCAGGCCCATTACAGCGGCGATTTTCTCGCCTTCAAGGAATAATGATGCACCGACACCGACGAGCACGATCAGGAAGATATAAAGCAGCCCATCTTCGCCAATGGCTTTTCCTGCTACTTCTTTGGCCGAGTCTTGCGCTTTAAGCTCTTCAAGCCGGATCTTGGCCTGCGCCTTAAGAACCGCCAACTCGTGGGTTTTATCGTCCATCATATGCCCAGCAGCTTTTTAACGAACATGGCCGCGACACCTGGACCAAGCAGGACCGCTGCAATCGTGATGTAAAGCAACCACTCAATGTGGCGCATGCGTCGGCTACCATCACCGAGACGTTTCTCAATGTTTTCGTAGCGCTGGGCGCAAATCGCTTCATGCACCGACAAACGCTTATCCAGGTCATCGCTCATTTATGCCGCCTCTTGCTCCCGTGGAACCTCATGCAAACCCGTAACCGGCGGCTTTGCGGCTTCTTTCATGCCGTCAATCAGTTGGTACACTTCTTGGTACGGACGGGTTCCCAGGTAGCCAATGATCTGATTGGCAAGGTCGATGGGTAAATTAAGGGTCATAAAGCCTCCTAAATAAGCGTGTCGCCAGCAGTTAGTGAATCCAATGAAATGGTGCTAGGTTCCGGAGCCATTACATCAAAAGCTTCACCGGCTGTGTAAGAGGCCATCGAAATACTAGCCGTCTCCGTAACAACCTCTTGAGGAGCCGCTTCAATAGCGGCCGTACACTCAACCCAGCATTCTTGAGACTGGCTCCATAACCAATCACCCTCACAGGGTTTTATATCCCTAATAACCCACCCTGGCGGGTACCACCAAACAACCTCCTTACCGTCCGGAGGAATGGGCGCATCAGGCACCTCAATCCAGCCATCGGTGCCATCTGTTTGCGGCTTAGGAATCGATCCTTTTTTAGAATAAAGCATGGTCGTCCTTTAGTAAGGCGCGAATGCCTGAGTAGGCGGCGTGAAGTTGCTGGTGTATCGGGCGACGCCAGTCGTTACTCGAATGTCATCTTGATAGCCGTTGTAGCTATATGACGAATAATTCACTGAAGCACCAGCCGTTATAAAACAGTTTCCTGTCGGCATTGTGTTTGTACTAGTTCCTCCGACGTTTACCCCGTTGAAGTACAGCTTTATGGTTCCGTTGGAGCAAACAATCGCTATGTGATTCCAAGTGCCGTCTGTGCCCGCCAATATCCCGCTGGCGCGAATCCAGTCACCGGACCCAAATCGATTTAGTACAAGGTCATTAGTGGAGCCGCCAGAACCACCTCCTCCGCAAATCAAACCGACTTGGTAAGAAGAGCCTTCGACGGTTATATAACGCATGTCTCCGGTGCGGGAGGTTGTATTAAACCATCCCTCGATCGTCCAATTTGTACTTAACTGAAACAGCGGCGTTGCCGCCGATATGACCGCATCCCCGTTCCCATCAAACGCAATTGACGACCCGCCGAACTTCGACTGCGCCGTGCTGATCTGGGCGTTGCCTACGGTCTGCAAATCGTTCTTGGCGGTGCTGTCGATGACGGCTGCGTTGGTGAAGTTCAGTAGCAGTGAAGTCCCGCTTATAGCGGTAAGAGGTCCGGTCGGCGGCGTGAAGTTTGCGGTGTATACGGCAGTACCTGGGACGATTCGCAGCGAACTCATGTACCCGATAAACATCGTAGCGCCAGCAGGCCTTCCGGCAACATTGGCTGGCGACCCATCAAGCGTGGAAATGCTTGCGTTTACTATCGTGTTTGTCGCCAAAAGAACGCCGTTTACAAAAAGCCGCATCGTGCTCCCAGACTTGCTGGCGGCAACGTGAGTCCATGCGTTTAATGGTACCGACCCATTAGCAGTCACTGTAGCGGTGTAGCTAGAGCCGTTGCCCCAATCTGAAAATTGTAATGCACCGCTAGTACTAATATTGAATGTAACAGACTGTGTATAACCAGATACGTTAGTTCCGCATATATCGCCGGATTGCGAGTCAACCGCAGTTCGATATACCCACGCCTCGACAGTAAAAGTCGTATTAACACCAGCCAGTGCCGTCCATATGGAATTGGGGAAAGTTAGGTAATTCCCAGAGCCAGCAAAGTAACCGCTGCCGCCGTTCGTTGCTGCGCTGTACGCCGCAGTGGGGTTGAATGGGGAGAAAGCTTGGACGGAAGGATTTCCCCCAACCGTCAGCGAAAAATTGTTGGAGCTTGCATCGCGGAAACGATTACCCTGGCAGGTCAGTAGTACCGTGCCACTCACTGCGGTACTAGGTGAGGTGGGGACGGTTATTGTGCTAGAAGCCGGGTCAAAAGTCCTCGACCCTTTGATTACTCGAAAGTCAGAGATGTACGCATTGAAGGTACCAACACCAGGGGTGGCAATACCAATCGATCCATTATTGAATTGCGCTGTGTTCGTGATGGTTCCCGTGCGCGTACCATCAATGAAAACGGACCTTTGGTTTGTAGCGCCGTCGCAAACCAAAACAATATAGTGCCATGTATTAAGCGACGGATAATCTGATCTAATAAGGCCAAAATTATCATTGTTATTTATGAAATCAAGATAACCGCTGCGGTTCCGAAAGAAGATACCAGCGCCGCCAACAGTCTCAAAAGGACCGTCCCACTGAATAGCTCCGGATATAGGCCACCACCAAAAATCGATCTGCCAACTTGTGCCGTTTCCGAAGCCATCAAACGCTGAGTTTGTCGGCGTAACAACAGAGTCGCCACTGCCATCAAAGTAATTGCTCCACCCCGTCTGGCTAAATGGGCTGAAGGTGCCTTGGGTTGAACTCCCGTTCCTCGTGATCGAGACGCTGCTTCCCGACGAATCAAGGAAGGTATTGTTTTGCGCACCGTTAGTGCCGTTTCCTGGCAGCAACAACGTGGTGTATTCAAAATAAGGGTCCGGAAGCGGAGGCGGCGCAGGCCAATTGCCAGATTTAGTGTACTGCATGGCCTGATCAAGCGTCCATATCCCCGGTGCCGACGTAGAAGTCGGTGTCGGAGGGGTTTTGCTTATATATCCACCTGGATAGGAAAGGCTCATTTACTACCCTTTAAGCTGCTTTTATGACAATTTTCCCAGGCTGGCCAGCAGCAGCACTTGAGCCGCCACCACCATCTCCGGCGCTACCGCGATCAGAATCTGATGAGTTCCCAGGGGTCTGATAATTCCCGGTTGTAAGGGTCGCGCTAGAAACGTAGGAGGCGTTATAGTACCCAGAACCACCGCCACCGGAGCCCTGGGCATCGCTTGCGAGGTAATTACCGCCACCCCCGCCACCAAAATATCCGCCACCCCCGCCGCCACCGGCTCCAGCACCATCTTGTCCAACACCACCCTGTAGGCCTGAACCAGCCCCGCCAGCCCCTCCGCCACCGCCAACACCACCGGCAGATTGCGTTCCGCCACCAGCAGGATTCGTACGTCCGCCGCCAATAAATCCGGCGTCTTGGCCGGTTGTTCCGCCCCCTGCGCCACCCTTCTCGGTATTTGAGCCACCACCACCGCCAGCGATAAGCATAGCGTCGGCCTGCGAAATTACAGTGCTTCTAAATATTCCAGAATAGCCACCGCCCCCCATAGGGCGGTTCGATGAATTGTTACCTGCCCCGCCGTTACCGCCCCCCGGAGAGCCACCAGCCCCTGGACTTCCTGCCGTACCTGCCGCACCCACTTGCAAAGTGTGAACAAACCCATTTGTAAATGTAACGGTGCCTCCCGCAAAACCACCACCGCCACCAGTACCGTCATCCGTGCTTTCTGGCCTTGAATTACCTCCGGCGCCTGCGCCCCATATTTTTACGGACGCACTAAAAGTACCCACAGGGGTTATAGTCCAACTTCCTGCGGTACTCAAAACTAAGTCGCCGTCAGTACCTAAATTCCAAGTGGTTTTGCCGCTGACCGCAGGACTTATTGTGAAAGTACCCGGAGGGATTACTTCGGGCCAAGTGCCAGCACCTCGATATGGCAATTGTTGCTTAAGCGTCCAAAGGCCAACCGCCGACGATGTGGAAACAGTCGGAGGGGTTGCGGACAACCGGGCTCCCTTATAGCGAAGGCTCATGCCAAACCCGCTTAGGTGATAGCTTCGAACGTAGCGACAAAGGTCAGGGCGGACCCCGTACTGGAAGTTACCCCCACTGATTGATTCTCCGTTACATAAAATGACGTTGTTTTATCAGTAACAATGAGAGAAGCGTTGGCTGGTACGCTGATTTGGTAGGCGATGTTATAGGCCGTACCACTACCAAAAGTGGCGTTGTTTGAAATAGCGACCGTTGCATTTACCGCCGAAGCCGTGGAATTGCTAACCACAATTCCCGTGACTCGATTTACTGTATTAGCCGCCGGTGTTAATCCAGTCAACGAAGTGGTTCCGTTATACGTCCACGAGGTCGTTGCGGACGTCCCGCTTGGGGTCACATAGGCCGTGTTTCCATAAATGGAAGTGACGCCAACAATGTTTGGATTTGCCATGATTTAATCCTTAGAATCCTAAAATAAGGCTCATTGCTACTGCAAAACCATTCGTAGCCACCGTACCTGTGGCATCGGGAAGGGTTAGGGTACGACTTGCTGTAAGTGTAGCCGTTGTAAACGTCACCCGATACGACGAACTTCCACCGGCCCTCCCTTGAAGGACGATCCCGTCGTTAGTTGAGGACTGCGCAAAAGTCTGGCCTGTTGCGTTGTAGAAGGTATTGGCGCCTGTAAAGGCCGCTGCAAAACCAACCGTTGCAGACGATGATGGAGCGGCCCCGGCGCCCCCGCCAAATACAAACTGATTGCTAGACAGCACGTTGGACGAAGCCCATGTCGTCCCGCTCGAGAAGTAGGGTATACCGCCAGAGGTTCCCGCTACCGTCAGGGCAAGCGTTCCGCTCGTAGTGATTGGAGAGCCAGCCACGGAAATGATGCCACCCGTAAAGGTTTGGGCGACCGACGTAACGCTTCCTGATGCACCGGCCTTGCTGGCAAGCAACTGAACGGTACCGGTATTGTCTTTATAGTAAAGCTTGCCATCCGTGTAATTCAGCGCAAGCTCGGCACCGTTGGCGGAAGAGGTTAAATTCGAAGCGGACGGAGTCGCCGAAGCGGTGCTGCTTCCGTAGATGAGAATGGGCGTATAGCCGGTCTGTGCCATTTAGAATGCACCTCCGTAGATGCCTGTGGTTGCTGTTACCGTTGTAAAGGTCCCGGCAGCAGCCGTTGTCCCGCCAATCGTAGTGCCGTTAATCGTCCCACCCGTGATCGCCACGCTACCCGCGTTTTGCGTGGCCATGGTACCCAAACCCGAGACGTCCGTGCTTGGAATCGTGGACGAAGCCGTGAAGGCTGAAGTGCCGTTGCCTTTAACGTAACCCGTTAAGGTCGTGGCCCCGGTGCCGCCATTAGCGACCACAAGCGTACCACCTAGTGTTAGGGTTCCGCTCGTAGTAATCGGGCTTCCAGAGAATGTCAGGCCCGTCGTGCCACCATCGGCAGAGACCGAAGTAACCGTACCGCCAAAAGAAGGGGTGGCAGAGATCGTAATGCCGCCTGCCGTATTACTGATCGTTACATTAGTCCCGGCGGTTAACGTATTGAGCGTGTAGCCCGAGCCGTTACCGATCAGCAACTGGCCATTTGTAGGCGTTCCAGTAACCCCGGTGCCGCCGTAACCGATACCGATCGTCGTGGCGTTCCAGGTTCCTGTCGTTAGGGTACCGACGCCCGTTATGCCCGTGTAAGAGCCCGTCAGACGAGCCGTATTGAGCGTGCCTGAGGAGATGTTCGAGGCGTTAGTCGTGTCCGTTGTAGCCGATGCAGCAAGGCCAGAAACCGCAGCCGAAGAGATCGCAATCGGCACGTCAGTCGCAAGGGTTAGCTGCCCCTGAGCGTTAACCGTGAAGGTGGGAACCGTGGCCGCGCCGCCGTAAGAGTTCGCAGTAACCCCGGTATTAGTAATCGAGAATTGCGTACCGGAAAGCGTGAGTCCGGTGCCTGCGCTGTAGATCTGTGCGGACGAAACCTGAACGAATGTAATCGCCGTCGTGCCGAAGGTGATCGTGCCCGAGGTATTGCAAACGTAAGTCTCGCCAGCGCCGGTAAGACCTGAGGTGACAAAGAACGCATCACCTTCGCCTAGTGCATTGGGGTCCTTGAGGCCGTAGGAGTCGCAATCCGTCGCACGAGTAAGCACCCAGGCAGTAGACCCATTGCCAACCGTCGTAACCGTATAAACGCCGTTTTGAGCCGGTGCCGCTTGGTTATAAACCAGGATGCGGTCATTGACCGAAGCCGTAACACCATCGGGGGCAAACGCTGCCAAGGTGCCTGCGTTGGTCAGCGTGGCTCCGACGCCTGCTGTGCCGTTGTTATAGGTCGCAGTCAGTGCGGTCGGTGTTTCGTACTTGACTGGCGTGTGATAGGTGATACCCGAGGCTGCGATCGTATCGACATAAGACTTATTGACGATGTCGGTCGCGTTCGTCGGCGTTGTACTGATCGTGCCCGTCGTAGTCGTGATCGAAGTGAACGTACCAGCAGAAGGGGTCGATCCGCCGATGATCGAGTTGTCAATCGTAGAACCCGAGATTGTCGCTGCAATCGAGCCGCCAGTAATGGCCACCGAGCTTGCATTCTGCGTGGACATCGTCCCCAGGCCGGTGATGTC